TGCATCAACTTCTAGGAATACTGTGTCAGTTTGATCCTTTTGCACAAAACTAGCAAATTCAACTTCATATTGATTGTAAAGACTGAATAGATCTGCACTGGTTACAGTAATTGCGCCTACTAGATTATCATCACTGAGCACAAAAGCATTGGCTAGACTAGCATTGCTTTCTGCTTGATTGACCACAATACTGAATGCACCTGTTTTGTTATTATAGGTTAAAAATGCGCCACTGCTTTGTAGAATTTTGTTTACATTGTTTTTAATGCTGTCGTGCGTGCTGAGCGCACCATCAATCAAATAGCGAGGATGTGTGGTTGTAACATTTGCACTGGTTACATAATCCACATTAGCTATGGAATAATTGGAGTAATTATTCCAACTATCTACATCTAACCAACGGTTAGTGCTAGTGCCAATGAAGATAACATTTGCATTTGCACCTGTTCCCCAATTGGCAGGGAACATAACATTGCCCATGCCATAGCGATCACTGTTTAGATAATCAAGAAATACAGCAGCAGGATTAGTTAGGTTATTATAAAGACCAAATGTAATTGCATCTAGGCCAGTGAATCCATTATCCGGATCATAATCAATTTCTACAATAGCAAAAACCAATCCACTCATGGTATTGCTTGCACTCCAATTTAGGAATTGACCTGTGCCACTACCATAGGCATTTACTTTGTTATTGGTTGGAAAGATTTGATTGGTGCTGCTGCTACCGCCTGCATAAACACGCACACGCATTCTACCATTGGGATATTTTTTATCCGGTGCTACCGCAGTTGAACCTGTGGCATTTGGATCAATTAATTGTGTTACAATGTGAGAACTTGTGCCACTGCCAAATACCAATTGGGCATCACCACGGAATATTTTATCTATGGTCCAAGTTTCTATAGAAGAACTAGGCGCACCTCGTGCTGCGCTGTAGAGGTCACTGGTTTCACTGATAACAATGGCATAGGTCATTGTTTTGTTTTGATTTTTAATTTCTGCGTCAACGATAATACCGCCAGTATAGTTATAACCATACATCTTAGGCACTTTGTTATCAGTAGCAGGTGGTAATTGAATCTTTACACCTGGATCTTGTGCACCACTTGGTGGATTAAACACACCCAGCAGTTTGGCTGTGCCAATAGCAAGTCCTGTAGAAATAATACCTACTACAATTGTGCCGATTGTAGTTGCAGCAAAGGTTGCACCTACAATTGCTGTGGCTATCGCTGTAAAGACTGCCATTTACACATCTCCATATACATAATTCTGTTCTACTGCTCGCCAACCATGGCGCTCAATGTTTCTAATCGGACTATCAACCAATGTGGTAATTGTGAAGGTATCAATTAGTTTTGCTTTGATTGCTTTTACGCCTAATTTCTTATATTCTGCTAGCAACTTATAGCCTAATGTGCTGTTTCTATGCTGTGGTTCTACCCACCATGCCATTTCTCGCATAACTTTCAATTGTGGCATCCATGGGTCACCAACAACTTTTGCAATTAACATTCCCTCTACACGACCATCTATCTCGCCTACCAATAGCACACCATTCTGCTGTATCTCATGAAACAATTTAACCACATGATTAACATTGTATTTGGGATCTTTAAACAGCGTAATAGGTGCTGCGTTAGCAAAGTTTACCAACATTTCTATCAATCTATCTATATCCTGTGGACCTGCATCTCTAATCATCTTATCTCTCTTGGAAATTGAAATCATCAAAGAATCGGCCGCCGGGCCCAAAGCCTCCGCCTCCGCCAAAGCCAGGTCCATATTGACTGCCATAACCTGTGCCACCTGTGTATTTTTTACCAAAGTCGAAACTGGTATTCATTAGGTCGGCAACGCGATTAAAACTGATATCACCGGGATAAAACTTTTGTCTATCGCTTTTGTTGGTTCTTTGACCGCTGATGCGGTTTTCCATTAGTGTATTAATATTTGCACAGGTAATAGTGCAGGTATAGGTTCTACTTCTGTCTAAGAAACTGTCATCTTCTTCAATTTGATAATTGGTAACAATGCCTGTATAGCGACGGAAGCCGTATACCACGACAGCATCGTCATAATAGTTCTGCCCGCTCATCCAACGAACAATACTAACTTTACCACCTTTAACTTGATTGTTGAGGATTTGGTTAACTAATCCATCAGGAATACCACTGAGGCTAATCTGCATATCACCATTATTGGTTTTAAGATCATCTGTGATATTGCCAATATTCAAAGCCCAACCTAGTGCTTGATAATTTTGATTGGTAAATGTGGTAGGCGATAGAAATGTTAATGGTGTTCTATTGGTGCTGATATAATAGGTTTGGTTGCCCAATGTCAAATCAATAGCAATGAAATGACTAAGAGTATTAGTGTTACTAACAGGAATCATTGGGGTTGTCATTCGTAGAAATCCTTCATAACTTCAAGCAATTGAAAATCTTCTGTGAACACCACACGATCGTAAGGCAGGATTGAATACTTGGGTTTGTTTAACATCTTAACTGGCCAAGTAACATTTGCACCCCAAGTAATACCATAACCTACAATGGTAACATTTGGTTGTTCAAATGTGCGTCGATTTACTGGTATTGACACATTGCTGTTGCCTGCTGCGCTGCTTAGTGTAATATCAGCAGTCACAGTATAAGGATGGCGATAACCATTGGTATTGCCTCGAGGTTGAACATAATCACCTGCGCGGAATAAGAAACCTGTGCTGCCTGTTACGCTACTGCAATCGGCCAATAACACACCTCTAGCGTTAGAATTATCTAACAAAGTAATACTATTCAAACTGGCTAGGCTGGCATTGCCGCGATAGCGTGTGATATAGGCTAGGCTTGGATTGCTGTTGCCAATGTTAATTGTTTCTTCTTCTGTAACACCCAAACGATCTATTTCTTCAATTAGATCTCTATTAGTGCTGTATTTTAAACTTTTATTAAAAGTAATAGTAAACAACCATGGTGCATGACCAAGCATTGTTGTGGTTCTTAAAACACCACTGCGTGTTACTGTGCTGGCACTTTGCTTGCGTCTATCTACAGTAATTTCACTTGCACTATTTACTATGTCTTGTAAACTCACCTTGGAACCCTCCTAGCGCCGGCTCGCGTTGCGTTGAATAAGAACTCTGGGTCGCGTGCCAACATCTGTTTGAAACTCATGCTATCTACTGCATTAATGTTATAGGTAACTTGTGTAAAACTACCACCTCGGCCGCCTAATATTGCAGCGGTTTGATCTGTGCCGATTACATTTGCTGGTCCGCGGATAAGTTCTGGGCCTCGTTCACCAACAATACCATATTTGCCACCTGGAATCATACCACCTTCAGCAAACATACCAGCAAATAGACTGCCTAGTGGTCCACCCTTACCAAAGATGCTTAAGAACAATTTGTTCATTTGCATCTTAATAATTTCCATCATTAGACTTTTAAACAAGTCTTTGAAACTTAGTTTGCCTGTTTCAACAAACTTCATGATGCTGTTGGTAAAACCGCCTGTGATTGTTTCAAAAATGCGTTTTGCATATGCACCTTGATCTGCTACAGTTTCAGAAATGCTGTTTACTGCTTGTCTTGCTGCTTCTGCCCATCCAGCAGCAAATGTGCGTCTGCTGTTAAAGTCTGCTTCTAGGTATTCTTGATTGATATCAAACTCTTGCTGTCTTACTGCGCGAATTTCTTCTAATGCTGCTAGTTCAACAGCAGGAATTTCTTGTCCAGCATATCTCTTGCGTAGTTCAAGCACAGCATCTAGGTGTGATTGTTCCATAGCAAACTGCATTTGTAGACGCTGTCTTACAAGATCATTTTCTGCTAGGTTTAACTGCTGCTGTTGTTCAAGTTGTCTGCGGAAATTTGAACCCTCTGCGCCAACATCCATAATGGCTTGGCGTGCATTGCGGTTTATTTCAAATGCTCTTGTTTCTTCAAACAATGCTGTTGTGCCAGCCCTAATAGCAGCAATGTCAGCCTCTCTGCTGGCTCTTAGACTTGTTAGTGCTATTTGTAATTCTTGTAGTTCTGCACGTTCTTCTGCTGTAGCAACACCCCCAGCAGCACGGATTCTAGCCATCTGTTCAACCATGCCGCGTTCTTCAGCAGCATAGTTATCATTAAAATCACGTAGTGCTTGGTTTACTAATAATTGTTCTTCGGTTACACCAATTTGATCTCGTTGGAACTGAATATTTGATTGTATTTGTTCTACGTTTCTACGATATGATTCACTTTGTAATTGTATTTCTCTGCGTGCTTCAGCAATACTGCGAGCAAGTTCTGCTTGTTCTTTGGCTAGATCTGCTGCTGATTTCCCGCCTTTTTTCTCGGCTTCTGGAATCACTATAGGTGGCAGTGGTGCTGTTGCTGCTGGTCGATTTGGTCCACCTACAGGTTCTCGACCGCCACCTCGTCCACCTTTGGGCAGTTCTTTGTCTAGTATACCAATATATTCGCCAAATTGTCGTAGTAGACCTAGTAGCCCACTGACTTTATCAAAAGCCCAGTCAACAATGCTAAAGCCAAAGAATTTCTCAACAAGGAAGTCAACTGCTTGAGCCACAGCAATGATAATACCAATCCAACCAGCAAATCTCAGTGCAATCTTAAGCACGTTGCCTAATATTGCCGCAAATGAGAAAAATACTTGTTTTAGTCTAGCAATAATACCAACTGTGCCGCCCATTGCAGTAATACTTTGTGTAATCTTACCAGTGCCGGTGATCATTGCACGGAAACTGGTTACAATACCCATTATGTTGGTTTTAAATTTAGCAAACAATCCACCGGTGGCTAGCAATGCTGCCTGCAATCTATTAAGACCGGATGTGACTAATCCAATTGCTTTGAATGCAGCAAATGCGAGACCCAGTGCTGCTAGTATATTAACTAGATCTTTGATTGCGGCTGTGAGTGCAGGAATGTCCTGCGATAGTTTAAGTAATGATTGGCCTAGGCCTGCCATTACACCTGCAGGTGTATTACCATCTTGTGCTAGATCTGTTAGCGCAATACCAGCGGCAGTTCTAATGTTGGTAAATGCTTCAGTGACTGTAGGAACTGTTTTAGCATATTTTGTTTCTACATCGTCTGCCATTCTCAATAGTGCTTCTGCAACAACTCGCGAAGTTAATTTTTTTTCTTCGGCAAGTTTACGCATTTGTCCAATTGGAACGCCCAGTGCTTTGGCCATGTCCATTATTGTGCTGCTGCTGGCTTCAAACACAGCATTGAATTCTTCGCCGCGTAAAAGGCCGCTGCCCATTGCTTGGCTGAACTGTAGAATAGCACTGGCGCTTTCATTAGCAGTAGCACCACCTACTTTCAGTGACTTAGCAAATGTTTCTGTGATTTGGCCAACTTGGTCTGTGCTTAAGCCTAATTCTCCGGCAGCAATGCTTAATTTGTTATACAAATCACCTGTTTCAGCAAGCCCACTTCTACTTGCGGCAGCAATGGCTGCTACTTGTTTAAATTTCGCATTTGCTTCTTCTTGGCTTCTACTAAAAGCAACTAATTTGTTTCTTAGTCCAATTAGTTCATCACCAAATTGAACAAGTTCTCTACCAGCAAATAGTGTAAGCAAACCACCAACAGCATTTTCTAGAGAGCCTAGGCTTCTCTGTGCATCTCTGGTGTCTAGACTTACTTTTACTTTAATGTTTTCTGTGGCCATACTTATCTACCTATAATTTGACGAACTCTACTACGTAGGAATTGTAATGTTGGTTTCGTCATACCAGTTGGGCTTTGGCGGCTGTAACCATCATCTAGGCGACCAGCATAGGGATAGTTTGCGTCAATAACGTTACCACGCAAGCGAGTTTTACTGCGAGCGTTACCTGTTCTAATGGGTGTTTCTTTGCGGAATACATCATATGCTTCGTCGGGCAACTTATTAAGTGCTCGGCGGATTCTGCGTGATGCAGCAGGCAACGTGTTTTGCGTTACAGTAAATTTTACACTCACTTCAAACCCTCCTTGAACTTAGCCAATCCTTCTAATAATTGGTCTTCTGATAAGTTAACTTCTCCCGGCATCTTATTATGTTTACGCATTTCTTTATCATGCATATATTTTTCATAACTAAATGCAGCATCCATTACAAAAACATCAAAACTATCTGCTTCTCGTAATACACGGCTGGGTAACATACCATAACGTTGCCCCAACCCGTCTATCATTAATATTGACCCCAACCTGTTACTATCGGGCTCTATACTATCGCCGGTTACTTTCCCAACAGTTCTGTAACCTTTGTAATTGCTTTCATTAGCACGTTTGTGGGTAGTGTGTTTTCGTCAACTAAAATTTCTTTACCCTCTT